AGATCCACCGCAATTTGGTAAAGTTGCTATTTCAGTTTACCTTGGCGAAGGTCGTGAAGGCTTATCATCAACATTATCTAGCGCATATATTGCATATTTAAAAGATAAGAGTCCTCTTGGTATTGAACCAATCTTTATTGATTCAGAGTTTATTTACGGTTGCGTAAACGTAGATGTTTATTTCAACCCAAAAATAACCAAGAAATCTGCGGGACAAATTGAAACAGAAGTAAGAACTGCAATTGCCAATTATAATACAACTTACTTAGATGACTTTAATACTACATTAAGATTATCTAAGTTATCATCTAATATTGATGCTGCCGATATGGCAATTGAAAGTAATGAAATCAGCGTGTGTCCTTATATTGTGTATTCACCCGCTCTAAATATTTCTGCCAGTCCGTCATTTAAATTCTTCGCAAAATTAACTAAGCCGTATCCGTTTAAAGATTCAAACGGATTTGCTGATTATAAACCTGCAGTTAGAAGTAGCGTATTTCAATACAACAATGTTGAGTCTTATTTTCAAGACGACGGTATAGGCAACATTCAAATCGTAACTTCAGACTTAGTTAACCCTCAGATTGTAAAACCTGTAGCCGGTAATATAAATTATGAAACCGGTGAAATCAATCTTGTTGGTTTTAAAACTGAAGGATATGTAGGATCAGGTATTAAAATTATGGTAACTACAGAAAAAGACGATATTACTTCTCCTGCAGGTAGAATCTTTCTTATTGATGACGAAGACGTAACTGTTAATTTATTTGAGGTTAAATAATGGCCGATAATCAAGTTATCCTCGTTGAAAAAGATATTGCGTTTAAAATAGCGCAGCAGTTTCCTGCCTATTACAGACAAGAAGGTGCCGAGCTTGTTAGTATGGTAGAGCATTACTACAAATTTGTAGAGTCTCAACCTAACATGGGTGTTTATAATACTCGTAGGCTGTTTGAATATCGCGACGTTGGTACTACTCTTGCTGAAATGTTAATTTATTTCAAAAAGAAGTTTATGGCAGACTTGCCAGCACTTGACGATGATACCGTTGTTAGATTTGTTATTAAAAACATTATGGATTTGTACCGTCGTAAAGGTACAGAATCTGGTTTGATTTTATTCTTTAGAATGTTTTATCAAGAAGACATTAAGGTTAACTATCCAGCAAAATACATGTTTAAGCCTTCTGATTCTAATTGGAAGACCGGCACATATCTTCAAATGTTTCCGAATAACAATGAGTTTTATTCTTCTGGCACAACACCGATTCTTTATGAATACAAAGATTTATTAAGTAGAAATATTTACGGGTCTATTTCTAAAGCAAAAGCAATTGTAGATAAAATCAATTTTGTTTATTTAAATGGTACACTTACACCTATCATTTATATTACAGATCCAAAAGGCAAGTTCATAAAATACGATGATATTCTTACTCGTATTAATGGAGAAGACGTAGCTTTTGGAAGACTAAATGGTTCTGCCGATTCTTTAACAATAGATTTAAATTGGGGTGGTACTACTGGAAATAACATAGGCGATATTTTTAGTCTTGAAAGTGTATATGGAAAAGGCGGAACCGCTATTGTTACCGATTTGCAAGACGAATTTACTGGTACTGTAAGATATACAATTGAAGACGGCGGTTTTGGTTATACGATACCAAACACTAAGATTTTAGTATCAAATCAAGTAATTATTCTCGATAATTCAGAATTTAGATTTAGAGAATTAGAAGTACTGCAAGATACTGCTGGAAATCAAGGCACCGTAATTGGCCAAAACTCTGTTGCAGTTGGTGTAATGATGGAACCTGGCGATTCGTTTAGTATTAGTAGACCTATTTCTACAGTAGATCGAGGAGCTGGAAATTTTACTATTACGGCTTTTAATCCTAATACTCAAACTGGCGATATTTTTACAATATCAGTAAAGAACAGTACTTCACCTGGCGCGTTATATGCAAACACGGGTGTTATTACTGATGCCCGAGTTGAAGAATTAACCAACGTTGAAAACGTTACTTTAATTACAGATTTAATTAGCAACTTTTTAAACGTTCCGTTAAATTCTTCTAATTTTAACACAACACCTCCGGCTTTAATACCGATGTCAGGTTCAGCAAATCCGGTTACACTCGCCACTCGACTAGAAGATGCGTTTGACTTAACGCCGTTTGATATTGGTACTATTAAATCTTTCATTAATATAAACCCAGGATCTGGTTATACAAACGATACGTTTACTCTAATAAGAGATGAGCAAATGCTTGCGTTTGAAAGATTTGAACAAGTTATTCTTGTTGATAATTATAGTGCTTCTTTTTCAGTTGGAGACACTATTAATCAGCCACTAACCGGAACTACCGGTTTAATTACAAGAATTGATAACGATTTACAAGCTTTGTATGTAAGACCTTATAGTTACTATGGCTTTAAAACAGGCGATGACGATTACTTTAATCACAAAGGAAATGCATACGACATTCTTGCAGTTGAAAGAGATTATTCTTCTAAAAGATTTGGCGAAAGCGCAATAGTTAGAAGTGAAACGTTATTTTCACAAGGTAGAATTTCAGCCGCAGAAATTAGAAATTCAGGCTTTGGATATGTAGATCAAGAAGAAGTATATCTAGTTGATGAAGATGGAACAAGACATGCTAAAGCTATCTTAAGAGCAAATTCGCAAGGTATTACTGCTGGATTCTGGGCTAGCCAAAACTCGCATCTTAATGGTTATGTAAAAACATTAGAAGCAGATGGTGTTGATGAATACTACGATAGTAAAATGAGAATACAAGATAGCGATTACTATCAAGAGTATGCTTATGAAATTAAATCTACTGTAGATATCAAACGTTATGAAAAAGTTTTGACAGATACTATGCATTTAGCTGGAACTAAAATGTTTGGTAATTTTGCTTACCAAGCAAAAACAGGTCCAGTAATAACTGCTAAGTTTCAAGTTATTAGAAAAGATGATTATATTGTAGGTGGCGCTGATATAGTTGGGCCGAACCAAGACATTGGAAACCAAACTGTATCAGCAGACAATTTTGTTAGAACAGTAGACTCTACCGCTTTTACTACTGATAACGGTTAAATAAATAGTTTAAAATAAATAGGAACAAAAATGGCTAAGCAAATAATTAACACAGGATTAGCAGCGAATGACGGGACAGGCGATCCTATTCGTACTGCCATGATAAAAGTAAACGCCAACTTTACTGAACTTTATAATGCTAACGCTAATACTAGTGGCAATTTTTCCGGTAGTTATACCGATCTTACTAATAAGCCAACTATTCCAAACGATTTATTAGATTTGGGTATTACAGATGGCACAATTGGCCAAGTACTCACAACTAATGGTAGTGGCGTATTTACATTTGCAAACACTGCAGGCGGCGGGTCTACAACTTTTGCAGCGTTAACAGAAATAAATCTTGCTGATTTAGATGTTCATGATATTGCTGTTCAAGCAAAAACAACATTTTATGTTACAGCAAACGGTACATCAGCATATCGTTTTGATATAAATGGCACTGCTGATAACCCAACTGTTTATGTAAGAGCAGGTGAAACAATAGCTTTTGATTTAACTGGTCTTGGCGGCATGCACCCGTTTCAAATACAAACAAGTGGCAATGTTGCTTTTAATACCGGCTTAATTCATGTTGCAGAAAACGGAACAAAAACAGTAGGCTCTTCTGCTCAAGGAAAAACAGCAGGAACTCTCTACTGGAAAGTACCAGCTTCTATTAGTGGTACATACGAATATCAATGTACTGCCCATGCAGGAATGAATGGTAATATTGAAATAGAATTAGCAGCAGGTTCTTCAGGTTCTTCATTACAATCTAGAACAACAGTAACTGGTACTACAGCATCTTTAGCTAATGGTGTAAGAGGCGATCTTAATATTACTGGATTTAAAGGTTACGCTCTTTTAGCAATACAAACTGATAAAGCAGCTTGGGTTAGAATTTATGCTAATGCAGCAACACGCACATCAGACATAAGCAGAACAGAGGTAACAGATCCTACTCCAGATGCTGGTGTTATTGCAGAGGTTATTACAACCGGTGCGCAAACTGTTTTAGTATCTCCGGGTATTATTGGTTATAATTTTGAATCGCCTGCAACTACAACCATTCCTTGCTCTGTTACAAATAAATCTGGCAGTACTGGTACAGTAGCGGTAACTCTTACTGTACTACAGTTGGAGGCTTAATAAATGTTAAAAGAGTGGATTGTTACTCTTCATAGAAAAGAAGATTTAGAATCTTTCTATGAAGATATGGAAACAGAAGGCGGCAATCTATTCATACCAAATAGAGCTGTTGAATTAGTTAACAGACGTTCAATTAGCCGTAATACGCATTACATGCTAACATATGACGAAGCTCAAATGTTAAAGGCAGATGACAGAGTTTGGGATGTAGAATTAGCAGAGCTTATCGAGATTACTACAAAGCCATCTGGTTATACAATAACTAACGGCCAATTTGATAAACAATGGACAGCAGACATCAATGATAAAAATTGGGGTCTTTTAAGAGAGTCAGAATCTTCTAATAGAGCAAACTGGGGTGATGACGGCACATCTACTATTACATCAAATTTAACAGTTACAGCGTCTGGTAAAAACGTAGACGTTGTTATTTTTGATGGCCATGTTGATCCAGCCCATCCAGAATTTGCTGTTAACTCAGACGGATCTGGCGGATCTAGAGTTGTTCAATACAATTGGCTTCAAAACAACATAGGTTCTGGAACCGGAACTTACGTATATACGCCATATGTTGATGGCGGCAACGCACAAAGAACATCTGATAATAATCATGGTTGCCATGTCGCAGGAACAGTAGCTGGTAACACTCAAGGATGGGCTAGAGACGCTAACATTTACAACATAAACATATATGGGACTAACCAGAACAATGGCACGGCAGGTTTTAGTTCATCTACATATTGGGATTATGTAAGAGCTTGGCATTTAAGTAAGCCAGTTAATTCTGCGACAGGAAGAAAAAATCCAACAATATCAAATCATAGTTATGGTTCAAGTATTACACTTGGTGCAGATAATTTTGGTAATGCTACAAGAGTAGTTTACCGAGGTGTAGACTTTAATCCCGGTCGTAATCTTACTGTTGCAGAATTGCGTGCTCGTGGATTTTATGCAAATGATATAAACGCAACAATACCATATTATTTTACAGCTCGTGACGCAGATATTCAAGATGCTATATCTGACGGAATTATTGTTGTTGCTGCAGCCGGCAATGATTATTGGAAAATTGTTAATAGCGCAGATCAAGATTACAATAACGTATTTTATGCTACTTACTTTGGAACAAACTATACTTGGGACTTAAATAAAGGAACTGGCTCTGGAGCTGGTTATGCACCAGTTATAACTGTTGGTGCTGTTAGTAATAACAGACTTGAAAATAAAGCAACGTTTAGTAATTGCGGAAGTCAAGTAGACGTGTTTGCTGCCGGTGAAGCTATTCAAAGTAGTTTACACAGTGGTGGTTCAAATGACCCAAGAAATAGTTCTTATCAGCTTGGCAAATATCAAGGTACAAGTATGGCTTCACCTCAAGTAGCTGGTATACTTGCGTTACTTGCAGAAAGCTGGCCAAATATGACTCAAGCGCAAGCGCAAGCATGGCTAATAAATAATGCTAATCAGAATCAAATGCTTGATACAGAAACAGACGATGCAATGGATACGTCTAGTTTGCAAGGTGCAGCAAATCTTTTTGCGCGTTGGATTAATCAAAGAGCAATAACTGGTTCTACCTTTCCACAAAAGAACTTCAGGGCAAGACCTACAACTGGTCTTGCGTATCCTCGACCTCGTATTCGTAAAAGAGGCTAAAAGTGTTTATAAATATTAAAAAAGCTAAGGTTAAGTGAAATGGCAGCTATTCTAACTACTAAGTTAAAAAACGACACTACTAGATTGTTTTATCAAGACATTCTAGATAACGAGTTTTATTTTATGGTTTCGTCTATTGCGACGGAAGTACTTACACGCATTCCAGCAGTAAATTCACAATTTAGCAAAAACTCTTTTAAAGAAAATGCAGTTTTTGGTAAAAGAGTATTTCCTAGTGATCTTAAATTTATGATTAAATACTATCCTTGGCAAAGTGATAGCGTATACACACAATATGATGATAAAGAAGATTTACAAGATAAAAATTTTTATGCAGTTGTAGGACCTACAAATAACGATTCTGGCGATTATAGAATTTATAAATGCTTAGCTAATAATAATGGTGCAAAATCTACAACACCGCCGAATTACAACCCAACTACACTTCAGCAAATTTATAGAACTCCAGATGGTTATGTCTGGAAGTTTATGTATTACTTAACAGAACAAGAGTTTGAAGCTTATAACGCGGCAGGTTATATTCCACTATCTGGAAATTTTGCTATTAACCCAGATCCCGAGGCTGACGCAAATAATATTATTACAGGCTCAGAAGTTAGTGATATTTTTGTAGAGAATTTTATTGATAACGCTGGTTATCCGTATGTAGAAAGCGGGTTAGTTGCTGGACCTCCAGGAAATGATAGTACAATATTGTTAAGATCAGACTTTTTGAATGAAATTCAAAATTATTATTCTGGCATGACCATATACGTTAACACACCGAACAACATTTCATACACTTATGTTATTGACACATATACTTGGGATGTTGCTTCAGATAGAGGAAGAGTTAAAGTAATTGGCGATCCTAAAAATGAT